TCGTAATTCTATGAGAGCGGCTTCAATTTCAGCCTGATTTTTTATTTCATTGTTTTGTTCTTTAGTTGTTTTCTTTTCTTTTGTGTCAAACATTGATTTTACGTCAATAGTACCCTCTAATTTTGTAGTATAAGTTGTTAGTGCCTTTTCTGCAATATCCCAATAACTTTTAGCCTGATTATAAGCTCCTTGTTTATTTACACCACCTTTATACCTATTTGATGCATTTATAAGCTGCTCTATTTGGTCAACTGTCAAACCGTACATTTTTAATTCCTCTGCAATCTCCCTGCGGCGTTCCTGTGTGGTTCCACTTTGAAAATACTCGGTACGCAATCTTTGAAACTCTAACTCTGATTCAACAATTTTATTTAACGTCTGCTCGGCTGTTATACGGGCTTTATATTGTTTTATCCATGCTTTTGTAGCGACTTCAATTTCTGACGGTGTAGCCTTGATGGTGTCTAATTGCATCCCTGTTAGTTCGTTTATTTCTGCAACTATGTTTTTCCATTCCTTTGAACCTTTTTTAACCTTGCCCAATTCAGCAACATATAGTTTTACTTTTGTGATTGATTCAGTTGTTTGCTCATTCACTTGTTGGTTTATATCGTTTAGATCCTTAACTAATTTTTGACGCTGCTGTTCTTCTGCTGTTAATTCCTTTTCGGCACTCAATACTTTGTATAAAATAACTGCTAAAGCTGTTAATGCCGTCGCAATACCAATTATCCATCCAATGCCAGGAATTGCCTTTATTGCAGCCGACAAACTGAAAGAGGCTGTTGTTGCTGTTGCTTCTGCACCTGCTAGCCCTTCGGTTGCTACTGCAGAGGCTGCGGTTGCGGCTGTATTCTTGACCTGTTGAGCCGTCAATGCTTCGGTATATGCTAATCGTACTTTATCCCTTATCTCACGTAATTTTAACATGAAAACAGACTCTTTTTGTAAAGTGTTCGCAATTGCCATTACTGAATTGATACCCTGTTGGAAAATTTGCATTTTAGCAAATATCTGTAATAAATCCTCATTCTCAATCCCAAGTGCGACCATTGACGCTTGAACAACCTGAAACCCGTTTACCATTAATTCAGCACCTTCGGCAACAAACTTTATATTTCTTGCATCCTGTCCCATTGACTTTAAAGAGCGCCCCGTATCATCAAAAGCATCTTGCATATCACCTCCTATACCCTGCAATTCTACCATCCTTGTCTTTAATGCCGCATATTCTTTTTCAAGTTTATCAGTTTCAATAACAGATTGTTTAAATTCATCTGATTCACGCCCTTTTGATGCTGCTAATTGATCCGATAATGTTTTTTGTGCTTTTATTTTATCTTCTACTTGTCTATATTGCATTGTCAATGCACCAAGTTCACCTCTTAACTCTCTTAATTGAGTACGTAAATTTTTAGTCCCTATCTCATAATTCCCTACGTTTCTTTGATTATTACCAATGCCTTTATCCAACATCTTAAGTGCATCATCTAATTCATTGATTGCACCAAGTAAAACACCGCCTGTATCTGCGTTTTCCCGCTCTGCTTGTGATAATTTTCTGTAAGTGTCCCGTAAATATCCAAGTCTTGCATTCATCTGATCCATGCTACCCTCTGCACTTTTTTGCTCGTTTACGAGTACTTTTAAATCGGACTTACTTTTATTCAATTCAGTACGATAACGAGCCTCTGAAATCGTTAAATCTGCAATTTTCTCATTGTTTCGGTCTAATATTGTAGTGTATTCCTCACGTGTTATTTTTCCATTTTTTAAGTCAGTATTGGCGTTTTTAATCTCATCCCTTAACTCTTTTTGTTTTGCTTTGTTACGGTCAAGTTTATATTGTTGGTCAACTAACTGTTGAGAGAGTTCGCCAAAAGAGATAGTAGTTTCTTGCAGTACTTTATCTACTTGTTTCCATGCGTCAACTTCGGACATGATTATTTTTGTCGCCTTTTGCCCTTCGGCTTTGATTTCACGTTCAATATTTAGCCGCTCTGAATTGGTTTTATTTATTTTATCAGTAACCGTATTAAGATCATCCATTGACTTCGTTACCTCTTTAATACCTGCAGCTTGCAAATTCTTGTTGAGTGTGTCCGCTTGCTCTGCTAATGTTGCTAATTTGGTAATCGTTAAATCTAACTCTTTATTTAGATTTTTGATAGAATCAATACTACTGTCCGCAATTCCTAAAAAATCATTTATGTTTTCTTCCATTGTTTACCTTTTTTTGTTTACTGATTTTGTTTTCTACTAACTTTAAATAATTGCAATATTGTCTCAATGTTAATTCGGACAATGGTATATGATAATTTAGCACATCTGAAAAAATTCCTACATTATCGGTCAAACGTGCCTTTTTATTACTTTCAACTTTATTCTTTTTATTGTATTCGTCTAATGCCGTTTTGGCTTTATTTAATTGTAACTTGTTCCCTGCTATAGAGCCGTCAATAACGCCAATTTGATAGCGTGTTATGCCGTATCTTTTAGTCAATATACTTTGCATTGACTCGTTTAGTTTATCTCTCTCAATCATGATTTTTGCTATTTCTAGGATCATATTTTTAATGAAATGATAAACATACTTTTTATATATTGCCGTAAATTCTTTGTCGCTGTTTGTTTCGGTTAGATATTCGTAATACATATCTGTAAAGTGTACCAAAACAATATCATTAATTTTCATTTTTTTTGAACGGTCAATGAATATATGATCCATTTTGCCATCAATTAGGCACGCTTCGAAGTTAATTAATGGGATGTTATCAAACTCCCACATATTCAATAAATACTCCTGTTTGAGTCGTAAATTCCGCTTTGCTACAAAATCTATAGAAGCCTTTATCCGTACGATAAACGACTTGAATTTCATTATTAAGGCGGTAAATAATCCATGCAAGCCGCTTTTGATTTTCATAAGTCTGTTTTTTAAGATGTTCATTTCTGCAACTCATTGTTTTAGTTTATTGATAGCCCATTGATTCAATCTTTTTTCTAATACATGTATCAATGCTGTTTTACTTTGTTTTGTCAATCCGAATATTCTAGACCCGTATTTTTTAACTAACTTGTCGCGTAAATCGTTATCTGAATCGATTATAATTTTGTCGCCCTCAAATTTTACAAATATACTACGATGAAACTCTCCTGTATCTTTTAACGTTACCCTATCCGTTGGCTGCCCTTTTTCTTTTTTTATTGCGATTGTAAACGGTTTATAAGGGTGTTCATCTCCTATTTCGGTATCGTCTGCTCGTAACCCTGCGAACATTTGATCTGCGTTTGTTTCGGCTATTGCTTTCGCCAATGATTCCAACTCAATAATAAGTTGTTTATAATAATCTCTTATTATCTCATCAGTTGCCTTTTTCAATTGCCAAACGTTCATAATTCAGTATTTAATAAAAAAGGGGAACAGATTGTCCCCGTCCCCCTCCTTTAAAGTTTATTAGTTTATTCGTTACGTAATAGCGCGCGCGCCTGTTGATTCAATACCTTCAACCGGTGCAGCTAGCGCATAAAGTAATGCCGGATTGACAAGGTTAATAGATGTTACCGGTGCAACTGGGAATACAATAGCGTCATCATTACTTGAATAAGTGCTATCGGCTGCTGGTGTTGATCCTGCTACTAACCATGCCTCTTTTTTGATCAATGTAGTGGAAAACAAAGATGTGATGTTTTCTCCGGTTACATTGTTTACAATTTGGAATTTAGTAGCTGCTAGTTTAACGATTTCTACGTCAGTTAAACCGTTAATTTCTGCTGGTGACAATCCCAAATTTAACACTTTAATGCGGTCTTGCCATGCGACTGCATCGGTTAAGCTCAATGTACATGTGGATTTGTTCACGTCTTCACCTGCTCTTAATCCACCTTGAGAGAAGTAAGGTTTACCAACAAAGCCTTGATAACCGGCTGTTGTTTCTTCAACAATAAGGTCACCGTTGGAACAAAGGAACGCCATACGACCCTCTACATTGTTAAATGATCTCAATAATTTTGTTAATTCAACATCTTGAACATATTCAAGATCATAGTTAGGTTTACCGTCACGAATGATAACGCTTTCGCCATATCCATAAGATCCGGTTACTCTATCTTCTGAATTGTCAGTTAATCCTTTTACTAAAGGAAAAACATACAATCTATTTAGTTTAGTGCTAGATTGGATTTGAGATTTAATGTTAGCAATCATAAGCGCTTCTGTTGCGCCTGTGATTTTTGCTGATTTATCTACCCAAAAAAGTACTTTTTCTACGAGGTCTAGTTGCACTTTGCAGCTTTGTTCCCCTGTATTTTTAAAATCGTTATTACAAGTCATCGTTTTAAATGTTTTTAATTGTTAATAATTCTTGCCGCTCCTGACTTTACAAGATTGTTGGCTGTTTCCGGTGTAACATCTTCATAAGACCATTTTACGACATTGTGCGCCTTAGCTGTGTACTGAATCGTTACAAGCGTTGGTTTCTTTGATAATTTAACAGATACCTTAACGGCGTCTTCATGTGTTGTTGTTGTGGAATCTAATTCCTTAACATCTTTTGTAATTTCTTCTTCCATCATAATTTATTGTCATTGTTGCTGATACTCCATAATTCATCCTATCTAATGCCCATCTGCTAATTGCATTCTGTCCCTCGATCATATTTGTAAACGTTATTGATACACCATATTTGCGAATTGCTGACTTAATATTATTCAGTTTCTTAACATAGTCTTTCATCATTGTTTGCAAAGTGCCGTCTAAAATCATCATGTCTTTATTATATTCGAGTGTGAATAAATAAATGTCGAATGATTCAGATACTTGACCGTATGAATCAGTTGTAACCGGAACTCTTGTAAGTTCAATTAATAATACAGGGCAATCCTCTTTGATCAACTTAGTACATTGACTTTCTATAAAATCTCTTGTAGTTCGTACAATAGTCTTTATGCCGCAGTCTTTGGCTACGCTGTCAAATAGTTGTTCAATAGTATAATTGCAAGTTACCATAGTCTCGATTTATTATAGCATTTGGGTTTCTTGTCATCTACAATAATGTAGTTGTCAGGATTGAGTCCATTTTCTAAACATACCTTCTTAACATTTGCATAGAGGCTTTCAAATTCAGTTGCTTTGGCTGAATATTTTGCGACGATCTTTAGGGCTATATCCAAAATGATTGGATAGTTAGCTATATCGTATTCGTCCTGTCTTGCCAAGCCTGTATTCAATAACATCATGTGCATAACTTCGTAATCCGGTCTGATTTCTGTTTCCGGAATTATGTACCTGCATGTGTTTTGCAAAGCCTCTATGTTTGTCATGTTAATAAGTGTTTAGATTATGCGCCCTTTTGCCAAGTTGAGTTTTTAACGTCTTGTAAGTAACAACTTGAATAGTTATCCCATGAACATACTGCATTGGCAATACCCATTGTAATTTCTTCAATAGGCTCTTCAGTTGAGTATTTTTTAATGCAAGTGTGCATGTTCATAACTTTGATGGCTGCAGACGCTTGTAGTTTCATGTCTGCTGGAGTTTTCCAATGGGTAGTACCTAACACTTGACGGTCTGAATACATTACAACATTGTTTGCGAATGGATTGGCTGTGGTACGTGTACCGTCTCCGGCTTCAATAGTAACTTCTTGATCAATTACAATGATTTGTAAACCGTATAATTCAGATCTTTTTGCAAGAACTGTATTTACTGTTAAAATATCAGGAATAAAAGAAACTCCAATTGCCGTTGCTGTGTATGGTTGGCACATTTTGATAACTTCGTCAGTTTGTGCAAAATCTGCAAACGTTTTCATGTTCATAAATGCAAATTTCACTTTTTTACCTGCGGCAATTGCTAAATCTTGAACGCCTCTAAAGTCTTTAGAGATAGGTTTTGCAGTTGTTGGATTTGCTGCCCATCCTGCAGATCCTGTTATAATCCCTGTTTTTTGTGATGTAGGAACTGGAAATGATAAGTTTAGGTTAGTAATAACTGAATTGTTGTTTGCGTTTGTAAGTATTGTTTCACCTTGTGAAATGGTTTGTAATGCCATCCATTCTAAACGAGCGGCAACACCTTGCCAACAATAGTCAGTATCATTTTTCCATGCGTTCACCAATTGAGCAACTGAAGGGTTCCCGGAACTCATTGCGATCATGATGTCATAATCATTCAATGCGTTTTCATCCATAGTTCTTTTAATTGCAATCTTTGGAATCTCTCCAGAAATTACGCTAAGTGCTTCACGTGTTTTTGCGTCCAATCTTGCGCCTCTTGCGACAAGGTCGGCGGCAACCTTTAAACCTGACATCATCTCTAATGTTTTCCATGTGAGAGTTTGTGTTTCTTTCAATGGGAAAAGAGTAGGATAGTAATAAGGTTTAAGGTCATATTGATTAATAACTGCTTGTAAAACCGGTTCTGTTAACCCAAGCATTGTAGTCTTATTCATGTTCTTAAATTTTTAAAGGGTTAAACAAAATTGATATTTGATAATTCGGCTTTGATAGCTGCGGTCAATGGAGGGCAAGCGGCTTCTTTTACAACTCCGGCAACAATAACAGGAATAAACTCGTTACTGTCAACTGCACAACTTGAACCTGCCATACCAATAGCTTCACCTTGTGTTTTTGCAAACTCGGTGTAAGTTTTGATATTTGCGGCTGTCGCTGGGCTGTTGTTTGATGCTTTAACGGTTGTTAATACTTCATCGTCTGCGATTGCTTTTGCATTTGCTGCTCCGATAGTGATTGTGTCATAAAGAGTAGAAGAATAGTAATTGATGTCGGTAACAAGTTTTCCTGTCATAGGATCACTCGCGCCAGTTGCCCCTGCAAGATAATCACCAACTACGATGTTGTGACCTTTATCAACTTTGATTGTGGTTGCGTCTGTTGCAGATACTGCACCATAAGCTACTGCGGTGTGTTTTACTGTTGTGTCAACGGTTACCTGTACCAATACGATACCGGCTGCTGCTGCTCCGATAGTACCGGCAATTGTGAATGTGTCATAAAGTGTTGATGTGGTTTTGTCAATAGCTGTGATTGTATCGCTTGCGGTCATGCCTTCTTGTGCAATTCCGTCACCTACTACAAAATGATGTCCTTTTTTCACTTTTAAAGATGTTCCTGAAGTGTAGTTAGCCTGAACTTCGGCTGTTTTCACAACTTCAACCATACCGTCCAATGAACCGGATGTGTATGTTCTGCAAAGTGGAGACCCTGCATAAACAATCTCGCCGCCCATATTGGTTGGTTTTATAGTCATCCCGCCTGGAATGTCACCCAAATTTTGTGCTATTGGGTTCACTTCGCGAGGTGCTGTTGCTGTTTCGATTTTTAAACTCATTTTTTTAAATGTTTTTTAATGTTATTTTACTTTGTTGGTATTAAAGGCTTCCCTTCAACTGTTGTTGATGTTTCACCTTTAGTAATAGCCTCAATGGTCGCCTTTTCAAGTCCTTTCTCTCCGTATGTGTTTGGATTAATTGGCGCTCCCTGACGGCTCAATGATTCGTTTGCCAAATTTTGGTTGGCGTTCTTTACACCATCTGTAACTGTTGCTGTCCATTTGCCAAAGTCTTCATCATTGATAGTGTTCATGTAGTTGAATGTTTCAGTGATAGTCTTTTTGTAGTTTTTATCATCACATTTTTCTAAAATAGTGTCGAGTTGTGATTGACGGTTTTTTAAAACTTGTGTACCTTCTAATAAAGAGATTTTTTCGTTTAAAGGTTTAACGGCTTCCAATACGATATTTTTAATCGTTTCGGGATCGAATCCTTTAGGTTCAACAACCTCTTCTTTTGGCTTTTGTTTTTTTACCAAGTCAAATTCTTTTTCAATGTTTTCTTTGTTTGTTTGAACTGCTTTTGTTACTTCTGAATCTACTTTACTTCTAAAGTCCTTTTCGTAGTCCTTTAGTTTTTGTTCAGTAAATTTGTTGACCATTGTTGAAACTTCCGCTTCGTTATCGGCATTTAGCAGTATTGCGCCAGCCAAATGATCCAACGTGTCGGCTCGCATGCCTTGAAATTTTTGTTTAAGTAATGCGATAATTTGTTCTTTGTTCATAGTGTAAATCTT